GGAGCTACCTGGATAGGAGGGCAGCACTATTGGTCAGGCACAGGTAAGGTTGGAAATGAATTGGACCTTGCTGGATTAGTTTGTAATAGTTTTGGTGACGAAACCTGCATAAATCCTTGCAAAGGTTTGGATGGCGGAGTAACTTGGAAGAAGAGAATGAATCAATTGGAAGAAATAGATGAATCACAGAATGACCAAGATCAATCCTGATGATTGCATCACCAAAGAAGAAGTTCAGGAGATGATTGATGATGCCATACGACAACATAATCGTAATGCTTCAATTATCAGTATGTGTGTTGGGTGGGTTGTTCTCGCACTTTTTGCTGAGGGTCTGCTTCGACTTATTGGAGTAATTGATCCTCTGTTTCCCTGGTTAAAGATTACCCTATAAAAAGTAAATGGATCCAGACGAAAAAAGAGAATTTTATAAGTCATTACGGGAAAGAATTAATCAACTTAGAATGGGCCATTTGTTTGAGGAACCCTGCCCCATGTATGAACCTGAATGGGATGAAGATCTTTGGGATTGTAGATTAACTTACGATTACGATGAAGAGGAAGAAAAATGAAACCAGTAATTCTCATTGCTTGTTTTATGCCATTAGCATTGATCTGGATTATTATGAAACTTTCGCTGTGGATTTCAGCAGTTAACGATGAGCAGAAGTATGTCCGAGCAGAATCACTCAAACCACACGGACCTTATTTGGAAAACCCATATGAAGACGTTGATGAGGAGGAAGAGGAATATGGAGATCGCACAGACTATCGATAAGGCCCTTGATGAGTATTACTCTGAGAGAGGTCTACCAGTTCCACAATGGAGAATGAAAAAAGATCCTGATTGGTGGAAAGAATACTTACGCGAATTGGAGAATGATGATTTATAAAGCTGCACACTTTGCTGCTTGGACTTTAAATAATCCTTGGACACTAGCACCTATGTGTATAGCACTGGTGTTTGTTCCTATTCTGGGGATGTGGGCAGTCCACAAATACAACTGGCAGCACTGGGCACCATTTGACAAGGGACACAAGAAGTAGTATAATAAACACAAACGGACTGGAATACATCCGTGCTCACGTCTCCGAGAGAACAAAGAATCGGAAATCCAACCCACGTGGGAGAGGGATGGGAACTCCCTTGAGCCCGTCAGTGTTATTCTGCAGGATATCACTGACGCATTATTAAACATAAATAATGGTAGATAAAGTTGTTCTACCAATATGAAAACGCATAAGTGCAGTCACTGTGGTGAAACTGACCCATCTAAGTTCTACGGTCACAAGAAGAGTGTATGTGGTGAATGTCACAACAAATATACTCTTGAATTGGGACAGAAAAAACGCAAGTTTATTGTAGAACAGATGGGTGGTAAATGCTCTGCTTGCGGATTTGATAAGTATCAATCTGCTTTACAGATGCATCACCTTGACCCCTCAACCAAAGATAAAGCATTTGCTTCTATAAGAGGTTGGAGTGAAGAACGCATACTTGAAGAAATGAAAGGATGTGTGCTATTATGTGCTTGTTGTCACTCAGCAGTCCACTCTGGTGAGTTGCAACTTCATCCGAGTATCGCCTAACTTGGTCATGGCACCGCTTTTGGGAAGCGGAATAATCTCAGTTCAAATCTGAGTACTCGGACTTACTAAATATGACAACGATGAATTTTTATTCTGTGGAATACTGGCAAGAGAATTGGGACTCGCTGATTACAAGAGTGGAAAATGGAGAAACAATAGGTATAGAAAATAAAGAAACGGGAGAAAAATGTATAATGGTTCCTGCGGATGATGAACTCATACGCATGTATACGGACCACAATGAAGGTTCTTAAGGGACTGTCGATTAAAGCGAGTGAGACTTGGTAGTCAGAGAGGTTTTATAAACCTTTTCCGCCAGATTAGCGGCTTTGAGGTGGTTCAAATCCACCCACTCGTATTACATATACTTATTGTATAAATAGGTGTATGTATTATTTCATTTACCATTATGTTTACTACAATTACCAAATGCAAAGGTTGTGGATGTGATATTCTTAACGAAAGAATCACAAAAGGAGCACTTAAAAAATGGTGTAGTGAATCTTGTAGAGCAAAATGGAGGTATAAAAATGATCCTATAATCAAAGATAGGAACACTTATACCGAACAAAAAGCAAGAGGTTATTCCAATAAATGGAAAGCCTTGCAGTATAAGGGTGGTAAATGTCAAACCTGCGGTGAAGATAGACCAGCAACCTTATGTTTTCATCATAGGGATCCTTCTCAAAAAGAGTTAAAACTTGATGGGAGAAGTTTCGCAAATCGTAAGTGGGAACTCATCAAAGAAGAAGTCGATAAATGCGACCTTCTCTGCCACAACTGCCATAATGTGCTACACTATGGTAATAGTTGGGAAGAGTTCCTAAACGAGCAGGTTTAGCAATCTGGTTGAATGCTCCGTTCTCATAAAGCGGCTAAGAAGGGTTCAATTCCCTTAACCTGCATAGGATAGAATCCAATCTATCCACTTGACTCAACAGAGTCAAACCCTTATAATACTAAGGTCAACACACAAAACAATGACACTGACTAGTAAGTTCAAGAAAGACATTCAAACCCTTCGTGGTGCTGTAAATGGTGACTTCTTCCTGGATGTGAAGAATCCGAAACTTCTCAAAAAGGTCCGTCGTTATTATGAAAATGAAGGAGTCGTCTTCTCTGGCGATCCCCTTGATGATTATGATATTCTGATCGAGCAAGTTGCCGCTGATCTTGAATCTGTGGAGGTAGCGTGAAGATTCTTCTAGAACGCTTCCCTTATCGATATGTTGAGTCTGGCACACTAGAAATCAATGGTATGCCAGACTACCGCATTCAGAAAGCAGATAGTTGGACAAAGCGTTATAAGGACATGTATCTTCTAGACAATCAGATGCAACTTCTGACTGCTATAGAAGATTTTGAATACACGAAATGGCTAGATCCAGATCGTGTTCCTTGTTACATTAAAGACGAAGTTTCGTCCGACATGGAGAGTCGTTAAAAACCCTGGTCGGTGAAGGAACCCCTTCAATCCCGAAGTCACGGATGGACTATAACAGCACTGGTGGAGTCATTTGACCCTCATAAAAACTAAATAAACACAGAGTTAATTAATTAGTAACATGGCAACAAAAGGAACGGCAGCAAAGTCTGCAAGTGGTGCATCGATGTCAAAATATGATGTCGAAGTAGAAGAAAGACTTCAGAAACTTGAAGCAGCACTAGGTGGCGGTGGAGAAGTAGATGGAGACAGACTCGCAGCACTTGAAACTAAGGTTGAGGACCTAATCCAAAGATTGCAAAGAAAACTGAGTTTCTGAGTTTCTTGTTTCTTCTAAAAGCAAGTGGTGCGGATGGGATAACTCCCGCCCTGTTTCTTGCTTCAGGATAAAAAGCAAGTGGCGAGCCTGCAAAGACCTATAAAGACCCTTGACAGCAAGGGTCTTTTTTAGTATCATATATAAGAAGAAACTTTTTAGATAATGTCTGAATATAAAAAAACAGCACTGGTGCTTGGTGCTGGTGGATTTATTGGAAGTCACATGGTCAAACGACTACGCGCAGAAGGATATTGGGTTCGTGGAGTTGACCTAAAGCATACTGAGTTTTCTAAATCTGAAGCAAACGAATTCATCACAGGTGATCTTCGTGATGTAGATTTTGTTCGTCGTGTTATCCGATTCAAAGGTGACAATGGGAACTTTTATGAGTCTGTTCCTGATAAGTATCATCTTCCTTTTGATGAGATCTATCAATTTGCAGCTGATATGGGTGGTGCAGGTTTTGTTTTCACTGGAGAGAACGATGCGGACATCATGCATAACTCTGTCACCATTAACTTGAATGTTCTTGAGGAACAGCGTAAGTTTAATGAGGTTGTAGGAAATAAGACAAAGATTTTCTACTCTGGATCTGCTTGTATGTATCCAGAGCATAATCAACTTGATCCTGATAATCCCGATTGCCGTGAAGAATCAGCATATCCAGCAAACCCAGATTCTGAATATGGATGGGAAAAACTCTTTAGCGAGAGACTCTACCTTGCTTACAATAGGAACCATGATATTCCTGTTCGGATTGCTCGCTACCACAACATCTTTGGTCCTGAAGGAACCTGGGACGGTGGAAGAGAGAAGGCACCAGCTGCAATCTGCCGTAAAGTCGCTTACCTCCCAGAGACAGGTGGAGCTATCGAAGTGTGGGGAGATGGTCTACAGACTCGTTCCTTCTTGTTCATTGATGAATGCATTGAGGCAACTCGACGACTGATGGACTCCGACTTTATGGGTCCTGTAAATATTGGTTCTGAGGAAATGGTAACTATCAATCAACTGGTAGATACTGCAGCAAAAGTATCCGATAAGGAAGTGCAAAAGATTCATATTGATGGCCCTCTGGGTGTTCGTGGTCGAAACTCTAACAATGATCTGATTCGCGAAAAACTTGGATGGGACTATTCACAAACACTTGAAGAAGGGATCCGTATCACGTATAATTGGATCAAAGAACAAATTGAAAACAAAAAAGGACACCTCTGATGGCAAAACTACAAAACGCAATTAACCTTCGTCCAACTTTTGAGGACTTTGGTATTCAACATTATGTCGAAACAGGAACTGGTGGTATTCTAGATTCCTACGGACAGAACTCTTTGCTTCAGGTATCTCAACTGCAGAAACCTGACTTGACAATGCATTCGATTGAGATTCTTGATCGTATTCATGATGAAGCAGCGGAGTTCTTCAAGGACAATGACCGTGTTGTAATGCACCTGGGCAACAGCCACGACGAACTTCCTAAGGTTCTGGATATCTTGGATGAGAATCCCGCATTGTTCTTCCTTGATGCACACTTCCCAGATTCCTATCGTGATGAGTTTCATCGTGAAGTGATTCGTGATGATCCCGATTACATCAAGATTCCTCTGGAAGGAGAACTTCGCATCTTGTGTCAGAAGCGTGACGTAAGTAAGGACATCATTGTTATCGATGATATCCGTATCTACAAAGATGGTCCTTACGAGAACGGAAACTTTGAGAACAAGGCCCTGCACGGTGGACAGAACTTGGACTTTGTTTATGAACTCCTTGATGATACTCACATCATTGTCGAATCTTATCTGCAAGAGGGTTATCTGATCTGCTTCCCTGTTTCTACTGAAGAAGACAAAGTTCGTAATTACGTTGTTGGTGCATAATGAGACTTCAGAATTGTAAGTATGTGGTTGCCAGTGGTACTACTGGGAGATATGCTGGGTGTGACCTTTTGGCTCATCCAGAATTAGATGAACTATATTGTCTCTGGAATTGTGGATTCTATTCTAATGAATTCCAAGTATTCAATTCACTTCTTACTCTTTTGAGTCATGGTATAGTCCCAGAGAGAATCGATTACTCTCTGGGGTTTCGTCATTTCAAGAAAGATCCAGAGCAAGATATCTATCCTAACTTCCATGAGATTAATCCTAAGGTAGATTTGGAGTTGTATACGGATGTAAAACTTCCAGATTCCAATAAGTTTGAACCAAACCTCTATGACTTTCATATCTACAATCAGATCACTGATAGGTTCTTTGGCCCTAGTAAGAATGTCTTAGATAAAGTCAGTGTTTTAAAATCTAAGTATTCGCTTGACCCAGATAAGACAATCTCTGTTCTTTATCGTGGAACAGACAAAGGAACAGAACTTAGTCTTGCTAGTCCTCAAGCATATTTGGAAGTTGCCAAACAACTTCTAGTGAAGAATCCAGACTTTAAGGTTCTTTTGCAGACAGACCAAACTCAAGTCATTCAATATTTTATTAGTGAACTTGGTGAAAAGGTTATATTCTTTGAAGAAACTCCAAGCACTACATCAAATAGTGTCATTTGGAATCTGATGGAGAAGAATGGTGCAGATAGTATTGAATGGTCGCAGTGGTTTGATGCAGCTCTGAGATGTGTATCTGATTGTAGGTATATGGTTAATCACACTGGCAATGTTGCATTCTTTGCAAACTTGTATCGTGGCAATTTAGACGGCGTTTATCAATTTAATGAATCGGGAGAAATAAATCTTGAATAATGTAGATGAAATTAAAGCACTAAGTCCATATAATTGGAATAGCAAAGAATACTTTTATAAGACTATTGATAATGTAAAAATCGGTGGACTTTGGTTGGAGTTTGGAGTTGCTACTGGTAGAACTATCAACATCATTTCAGAGAAAGCAGAGGGTAAAGTATTTGGATTTGACACCTTTACAGGTCTTCCAGAAGATTGGGATGATGGTTGGCAAGCAAAGGGTGCTTTCTCTCAAGATGGAAAACTTCCAGAAGTTAATGATAATGTTGAACTAATTGTTGGACTATTCCAAGACACTCTGGAATCATTTTTAGAAGAATACTCTTATCCAGCAGCATATATTCATATTGATTGTGACTTGTATTCTTCAACCAAATATGTTCTAGATCAATTAGAATCTAGAATTATTCCAGGAACAGTTATATCTTTCGATGAAATTTGGAACAATCCAGTTTATCTGAATAGTGAAATGAAAGCCTGGACAGAATTTGTAGAAAGAACTAATATAAAGTATAAGTGGATTTCCCGAACATCGTATGAACAAGCATCATTAATAATCTTATGAATAAAGTACCTGACTTAGTCTTTCATCATCACACTTCCCTTGGTGATAATTTTATCTGCAATGGCATCGTCCATACTTATGCAGAACAACTCTGTGATAGACTTCATATTCCTATTCATCGTAGATATCAAGAGACGATTGAATGTCTCTATCAGGATTTTGATAATATCATTATCCATCCATTTAATGATGACTGGGCAACTCTTGAGCGAGAGATGTTTCCTTGGGCACAAGAGAAAGGATGGCCTGTCACTCGTATTGGATTTGAGAAAGTTTACTATCGTCATCTAAAGAGAGAAAATACTCCACCAGAATTCTTTGCAGTAAACTTTGATAGACAGTTCTATGAAGAAGCAAACATTCTCTTTAAAGAACGCTATGATAAGTTCACTCTCCCCAAAGAGATTTCTGGTTCCGATGAAGTCTATGAGAACTTGACTCAAGGGGAAGAGGAGTATATTATTGTCCATAAGAACTCCAGTGCAGAGGGAGATTATCCTATTGACCTCTGGAGTTGGAGACGCAATCAGATTGGTGCTATTCCCGATACTAAGATCATTGAGATTGCTCTAGGTCAGACAACTAATATGTTGGCCTATATGAAACTGATTGAGAATGCAAAGGAGATTCACTGTGTTAATAGCAGTTTCTTCTGCCTTGTAGACAGTGTAGCGAAGAGAATTCAACCAAAACTCTTCTATCATGATATTCGTATGAATAATATTACACAAACAAACTGTGCCGCTAATGGCAACCGCTGGTTGGTTATTGATTATCCATTTAAAAAATGAAAAAGATTGCAGTATCAACTTGGTGTACTGATGACTATGCAGTGCATCTTCGCCCTGACAAACTGAAGAAACTTGTAAATCATTTTCATCCAGAGATTGATTTTCATATTGTAGATACAGCACAAACTGAGGAGATCAAGAAAGATAATCCTTGGATGCTTGCTGAGACTGTTAGATATCCAGACTGGATGATGGTGATGTCTTGTCTTCCCTTTGTGGAAGACTATGATATGGTCATTCATATGGATGCGGACTCTTTTTGTATCGGTAGTCTTGACCGTGTGATTAACTCTGAAGCAGAACTGATTGGTGTTCGCAATAACAACCCATATGGTAAGGCAGGTGCTGCCAATCCTTGTGTGAGTCCTTTCTATGCTCCCTATGGAGACAATGGAACAATTGGTGTTAATGAGTTTTTGAATGCAGGTTTTGTCGCATCAAACGATAAAGCATTCTGGTATGAATGGAGAGATTTCAATAAGTTTGTTGCTGAGCAAAGTGATGGTAGGACTTTTACTTATCGACCTTGGCCTATGATTCGTAATGAACAAGATACTTGGAATCATATTTTTCATGCTAAGGAGAAATACACCAGTGAGATTGTAGATAGAGATGGTAGTGGTGTTACTTATGGAATTTATAACCAGTGGGGACAGACTGGCCATTGTGAGAGTTGGAAAGAACTTTACATGAAAGATGGAGAAGTTTATATTGATCATCCTCTGACTAAAGAACCTTTGAGAACCAGTGTCCTTCATGCCGCTGGTGTGGGAACTATGGAAACCATTAAGGAATATGGTGACCAATATCAGTGGTTATATGGTATAATTAGTGAAGATGTTGCAGACCACATTCGTTCTATTGTAGGAGATTGATGAAGCAAGTAAAAGATTTTTTAGAGTCTATCTCTGGTGAAGAGGGTCTCTATCCATATATGGCCAATCGCAGGAAGTTTATTCCTGGAGAATCGCCTGTCTACTACTCTGGTCCTTATTGGGACAGCAGAGAAGTTGAGACTATTTTTAACTGCTTCCTTAAGGGTAAGTGGTTAGCATCGGGTGAAGAAGTTAATAAGTTTGAGCGTCTGTTCTCCAAGAAGTTCAATAAGCAATCTTCCTTGATGGTGAACTCTGGTAGTTCTGCCAACTTGGTTATGCTTGCCGCACTGAAGAAGTATTTTGGGTGGGCAGATGGTGATGAGATTATTGTGTCTTGTGTTGGATTTCCAACTACCATCGCACCCATTGTTCAGAATGGTCTAAAACCAGTTTTTGTTGATATTGATTTTAGTGACCTGAACTGGAACATAGAAGAGATTGAAGATAAGATTACTACAAGAACTAAGGCGTTGTTCTCTTCTCCTGTTCTTGGTAATCCATATGATTATGATGCCATTCTGGATATCTGTGACCGATATAAACTTGAACTGATTTCTGATAATTGCGATACTCTTGGTAGTAAGTGGAATGGTCATTATCTGACTGACCACTCTATTGCTGCTTCTTGTTCTTTCTACCCTGCACACCATATTTGCACGGGTGAGGGTGGTATGGTATCCTCTGATGACACAGACTTGATCAACATTGCCCGCAGCATTGCTTGGTGGGGACGTGATTGCTACTGTGTTGGCCAACAGAATCTGTTGTCTTGTGGAACTTGTGGCAAGCGATTTGACAAGTGGATTGAGAAGTATGATGGTATCATTGACCACAAGTATGTGTATTCTCAGATGGGATACAATTTGAAGCCAATGGATTTCCAAGGTGCTCTGGGCACAGTGCAACTCGATAAGCAAGATGAGATTCATCAACTGCGTCGTAAGAATAAGCAATCAATTCAAGAACACCTTGAGAAGATTCCTGGTGTCCGCAGTGTAAATGAACTGCCACAGGCAGAGACAAGTTGGTTTGGTGTTCCTATTATCTGCGACAATGCAGAAATCAAGAATGCATTGACACAACACTTGGAGAAAAACAAGATTCAAACTCGTAATTACTTTGCTGGCAACATTCTGATGCACCCTGGATATAGTCATCTTGATTATTACAAGAACTATCCAAATGCTTGCAAGGTTCTTGATAATGTATTCTTCGTTGGTTGTTCTCCTACAATTACGGAAGAGATGATCGAATATATTGGAACTGTAACCGCATCGTTCAAACTATGAGAGTAGCAGATTATGTAATTGACCAGATATACAAAGCAGGATGTGAACATATCTTCCTTGTAACTGGTGGTGGGGCAATGCACCTCAATGATGCAGTTGCTGCTCACGGTAAGATTAAACCTGTGTGCAATCATCACGAACAGGCATCTGCTATGGCTGCTGTAGCATACGCCAAATATAATAACAGTCTTGCTGCAGTCAATGTAACCACAGGGTGTGGGGGCACTAATGCAATTACAGGACTCCTAGATGCCTGGCAAGATAGTGTTCCTGTCATCTTTGTGTCTGGCAATGTTAACCGTCCTCATATGGCACCAGAAGGTAGTAGAAACCTTGGTGTGCAAGAAGCAAATATCATTGATATTGTGAAACCTATTACTAAGTATGCAGTGATAGTTAATGATCCTCAAGACATTGATGAGGTAATGAAAGATGCGATTCGGATTGCTACTCACGGTCGTCCTGGTCCTGTATGGATTGATATTCCTATGGACGTACAAGGGGCTCAGTTTACTACCATTACTGAACTGATTGAGAAAGCAGAGCGTCCATTGATTCTTGCTGGTAATGGTATTAACTGTGCTCAAGCTAGAGAAGAGTTTGTTGATTTTGTTCAGTCAACAAACATTCCTGTAGTCACTTCATATAATGCAGTTGATCTATTTCCTTCTGTCTACTCGAATTTTGTAGGTAGGGTAGGTATCAAAGGAACTCGTGCGGGTAACTTTGCAATGCAGAACTGCGATCTTCTTTTAGTAATTGGTTGCCGTCTTCCTGTTCCTGTCACTGGATATAACTACAAAACATTTGCTAGAGATGCAACTGTTGTTGTAGTTGATATTGATAAAGATGAGCATTCAAAGAATACTGTTGATATTGATTGGTTTATTCACAGAGATGCTAAAGACTTCCTCACTCTTAATAAGTTTGAGCGTGAAAAAAATGATTGGAATGAAATCTGTCGCCTGTGGAAGAAGAAGTGGCCTGTCTGTCCTGACGAGAATCCATCAGATAAAGTAGATCTTTATTACTTTATGAAAGTATTGAATGAGAGTAAGCGTATAAATGATGTGGTGATATCAGACGCTGGTTCTGCATTCTATGTTTGTTCTCAGGCAACAGAGATTGAAGGTCACCAGAGATATATTACCTCCAGTTCTCAAGCAGAAATGGGATTTACTATTCCTGCTTGTATTGGTGCTGCTTTTGCTAAAGGTGGAGAAGTTATTGGAGTAACCGGTGATGGTTCATTTATGATGAACATTCAAGAACTTCAAACAATCAAACATTACAACCTTCCAGTAAAGTTATTTGTTTGGAATAATGATGGATATCTTTCTATTCGCACCACACAGAAAAAGTTCTTTGATGGTAGAGAGATTGGAACTGATAGATCTAGTGGAGTTTCTATTCCAGATATTCGTCGCATTGCAAAGAGTTATGGTATTGAGCATGTGTATGCTGATGGTAATTCTATAAAATCATCTGTTCAATATGCTCTTGACTATGATGGACCAATCATCTGCGAAGTCATTTGCGAGAAGTGGCAAGAAGTTGTTCCTACGATGCAAGGTAGAAAGAACCCAGATGGAACAATTAGCGCACCACCCCTAGAAGATATGTATCCTTTCTTGTCGAGGGAGGAATTCTATGATAATATGATTATTAAGCCTCTAGACTGATATGCCTGCTGATAATAAAGACAAAGTAACTATCCTAAAGTTACGCAAGCAAAAACAGAATAATGTAAAGACGGTTGGTGTTACTGCCTATGATTATCCCCAGGCTTTGATGGCAGATAATGCTGGAGTTGACTGGATTTTGGTTGGTGATTCTCTTGGCATGACTACCTTAGGATACAAGAGCACAATTCCTGTCACTATGGACGATATGCTTCGCTCTGCTAGAGCAGTTGCAAGAGGATCAAGTCGTGCCTTTACTGTAGGTGATTTGCCTTACATGTCCTATCAAGTATCTAATGAAGAAGCAGTTAGGAACGCTGGTGACTTCATTCAAGCAGGCATGGATGCAGTTAAGGTTGAAGGGTGTATGGTAGAGAGGGTCAAGGCAATCTGTGATGCGGGTATCATGGTGATGAGTCACCTTGGTCTGACTCCACATACTAGAGCAAAACTTGGTGGATATCGAGTTCAGGGTAAGACTGCAGACCAGGCAAAGATTATTCTTGATCAAGCTCTCCGTCTTCAGGATGCTGGATGCACATTCCTTCTACTTGAAGGTATGCCTAGAGAATCTGCTGAAATGATTGCTACCAATCTTGATATTCCTGTGTATGGTATTGGTGCTGGTGATAAAGTTGATGGTCAACTTGTTATTATGCATGATTTGGTTGGACTCTTCTGGGAGTTCAAGTCCAAGTTTGTTAAACGATATTGTGAGGCAGGTCAGATGATTCAATCTGCTTTGACTGATTATGTTAATGAAGTCAGAGACCTTAAGTTCCCTTCGGAAGAGAACTTCTACGCAATCAAGGACGAAGAACTTGAGAAACTTCTAGGACAAGGTGCTGGATGGAAGCATGACAAATAAGAGAATATTTTTTACTGGCGGTAATGGTTTTATTGGCAGAGAAATTATTCCTCTTCTTAAAAAAGATGGATTTGAAGTAACTGCACCATCTTCAAGAGAACTCAATTTAATTGATAATAAGTCAGTAAGAGAATATTTTGATAAGAATGGTTTTGAATATGATGCGGTTGTTCATGCTGCTGTTTTAGGAGGCCGCAGAGTTTCTCAAGATGACTTGTTAGTTTACTTTGATAATATGAGAATGTTTGAGAACATCATCTCATATAAAGTTGATCGTTTTATTCATTTCGATAGTGGAGCATCTTTGTATGGTAGTGGGAAAATTGCTCACACACCATATGGATTTTCAAAGTATTGTATGTCTAGGTCTACCGAAGAACACCCTGGAGGAACTAATTTAAAAATTTATGGATGCTTTGGTGTTCTCGAAGATGACCATAGATTTTTAAAAACAGCAATCAAAAAATATAAAAACAAAGAGCCAATCACAATCTTTCAAGATAAACTCTTTGACTTATTTTATGTGAAGGATTTGTATAAGGTTCTTAAGTATAGTTTGGAAGTGTCATCTGGAATTCAACCAAAGAACTTAAACTGCGTATATGATCGTAAATATTATTTGAGTGATATTGCAGAGATGGTAAACGGACTCGATTCTCATCAGGTTCCTATTCTCATCGAAGAAAATGAGAAGGGAAATGCCTATTGCGGAAATTACAGTATTGATTTAAACTATACTGGACTCGAACAAGGTATTATGGAGGTATATGAAAGTCTTCGTTAATGGTTGTTTTGATGTTCTACATAAGGGACATTTCTCAATGCTTCAATATGCTTCTAGTTTGGGGCAACTTTCTGTTGCTCTAGATACTGATGAAAAAGTAGCACAAGCAAAAGGTTCTGATAGACCAATTTATCCACTTGAAGATAGAGTCTATCAAATGTGTTGCATTAAAGGTGTTGATACAGTATACACTTTTAATACGAAAGAAGAACTGGAAAGGTTGGTTGAGGCTATTAAACCTGATATAATGGTTGTTGGTTCTGATTGGAAAGGTAAGGAAGTCGTAGGTTCTCAATATGCAAAAGAAGTCAGATTCTTCGATAGGATCGGAGATTACTCCACTACAAAAACAATTCAAGGTTCTTCTTATCGGTGATAGTTGCATAGACCAGTATGTCTATGGAACCTGCGATAGAATCAATCCAGAGGCACCTGTTCCTATTCTCAAGTATACGAGGGAGAAACGTGTTGATGGAATGGCATATAATGTCAGGAACAACTTGCAGGCATTTGGTCTGGACGTTACTACAATTACTCAGGAAGAACGTATTGTTAAGACACGGTATATTGATGAGCGTTACAGTCAACAGATTTTAAGAGTGGATACTGAGGGTGTAATTGAACCTCTTGGTTATGATCTCCCGCAAGAAAGATTCAATGCCCTTGTCATATCTGATTATGACAAGGGATTTATCACATCTAGACGATTATTTGAATTGGTTGAATGGTTTGATGGCCCTATCTTTATTGATAGTAAGAAAACAGTTCTTCCAGTAGATGATGCTTTTATCAAGATCAATAATCATGAGTATGATAAATTGCAAAATGAGAACCATGATAATCTGATTATCACAAGAGGATCTAAAGGGGCAGAATATCGAGGCACACTATACCCAGGAGAAAATGTAAGCACATATGATGTATGTGGTGCAGGTGATACTTTTTTATCTGCTTTAGTTTACTTTTATCTTTTGTATGGTAAAATAGAAACTGCTATACCATATGCAAACAAAGCAGCATCAATTGCTGTATCCAACTTTGGAACTTATATACTAAATCAAAAGGATATTGATGAGATACGTCGTAGACATTGATGGAACTATATGCACTCCAGGGCCAACCGAAGAGATGCGTTATAAACAAGCTATGCCAATTCAGGATAGAATTGATAGAATAAATAAACTATACGACGAGGGACACACTATCGTATATCTCACTGCCAGAGGAATGGGTCGGTATAAAAATAATGCTGATCTGGCAAAGAAAGAATTTTATGAATTTACAGAAATACAACTAAGATTGTGGGGATGTAAGTATCATCAATTATTCTTAGGTAAACCCTCTGGTGACTATTACATTGACGATAAAGGGGTAAACTCTGATGAATTCTTCGGAGATTAAGTTTGTTCCCAAAGGATGGGGACACGAAAAGTGGATTGTCAATACTGATGAGTATTGTGGCAAACTTCTCTTCTTTGAAGAGGGGAAGAGATGCTCTTGGCATTATCACAAACTTAAGGACGAGACATTTTACCTCCAATCTGGTAAACTCCTTTTGTACTATGGAGAGACTGATAGTCTTGAAGGTGCAAAGGATATCGTTCTTTCTCCAGGAGACAAGTTTCACATCTATCGTGGCCTTAGACATCAGATGATTGCTATTGAACCATCTGAACTATTTGAATTTTCTACACAACACTTTGACGAAGATAGTTATCGCGTAATTAAAGGAGACTGAAATGACTTTTGAGATTAGATTGACGGAGGGTAATCATCGAGGTTTCCTTTCCAACTTCATCACTATTTTGACAGGATACAGAGCACTTGAGAGAGCAGGAGTAGATCTGGATAAGGTCTGTGTTGATCCTTCAATGTTTATGTTGTATGGCAATCCAAACAACTGGTTTGATCCTGCTAAGGTATCTAATGATGCACCACAGGTAGCAAATACACAAGACTTGTTTGATTGTGACTATCCTTGGGGTTCTTTCAGAGATTTTGATCTTAACAAATACAGACAATATCTCCCCTTCAATGATAGAATGCAATCAATCATTGATGGTATTCCAACAGAGAAATATGCAAATTGTTTGGGTGTACACTATCGCGGCACTGATGGAGTTGGCCATACTGAGTTTGTTGGTGTAGAGAAATATCTGAGCGCAGCAGCAGAAGAATTTGAGACTGGTGATTATGAAGGTATCTTTCTTGCCACAGACCAGACAGATATTGTTGACATCTTCAAAGAAAGATTCAAGGATGTTGAGATTCACTGCTATGACCACCAGAGGACGATGAGCAGAGCAGGCCTGCACTATTCCATTCAGGCACAACCAAACTCTCCTGAGAGGATTTTGGCTGGGGATGAGGTTTTGATTGATGCAACCACTCTGTCAATGTGTAAGACGATGATTGGAAAGTCCTCCAACATCACAAATTATGCACGCATTCTGAATCCATTCCTGGAGACTCTTTACCAGGATTTGGATAGTAGTAATGACCATGGAGATCACCGTGACTTTAGTGAGCACGGATATATTGAAAGGTTTCCACAGATTAGAACTAAGGATATCCAACCATTTATTTTTAACTGGAGAAATCAGTTTGAAAAGACTTGCGAGATTGAAGATTCTCTGAAAGAAATCTTTGGTGAAGTGACTGTTATCAATAGTGATGAAGAGAATACTCGCGAAGGTTGGATTAATCTTGGTGATGAAGCATATTTCACAATGCAATTCAGAACGGCACTTGCTCTTTTGAAACCTGACAAAAAAGTTCTAATGCATTGTCAGGGTGACACAGTATTCGACAATTACGAACAACTTGTAAAAGACGCAAGAAAGTATTATAATCTGTATGAATGGGGGGTGTATGCTCCTGATGTAACAAACGTCTGGTATACACCTGAGCACACCGATATCGATGGTATTGAATCGGAAGATGAAAATATCAAGATGGTTGCTTGCACTGACGAGACAGTATGGTTTGTGCATAGAGACATCATTGATGAATACTATGCAAGAGGCCTGCCTGACATTATGACCCATGAACGTATGAAGATGGGTTGGGGATGGGACTTGGTGATGAATGGTATTTCCTTCTTGAAAGGTAGACCAGTCATCCGTGACTATGCTCACCAGATTCAACACGCCAAAGGAACTAATTACAATAAGAATTCTGCAGGCGAAGAGATGGCAGGACTTTGGAATAGTCTTCAAGATGATCTGAAAGAATGTATCTCTTATATCAAAGGAGATAGAGAAAAACTGACCAAGTATTTTTGATAATGGATAAAAACAAATCTGCTTTCAAGTTACAGGGTATTCCACATATTTACTGGTTGAACCTTGATGCCGATGAGAGTCGTCGTCAGTATATGGAACAACAGTTTGATTATTGGGAAATCACTAATCATACTCGCATTTCTGGTTTTGATGGCCGCGATGATGATGTTGCATATCACCTGAAGGGTAGAGTTCCTGATAATGTTACTCCTGGAGAACTTGGTTGTTGCCTGAGTCATCTTAAAGCAATCAAGCATTTCTATGAAGAGACCGATGATGATTATTGTATGATTGTTGAGGATGATGTTAATTTTGATATTGCCCGATACTGGAACTTTACCTGGAAAGAATTCTTTGGCCTTGTCCCATATGATTGGGACTGTCTTCAGTTGACCACGATTTGTACTGGAGATATTCACGTTAAACTGCACCTTAAGTTTATCAATGACTTCTCTGCAGCGGTCTACTTAATCTCTAGGCACCATGCTGCTAAGATTATCAAGAACCATGTTCGTGGTGATAAGTTTAAATTGGACAACGGAGTTAAACCTAGAGCCGTATCTGAAGATGTTATTCTTGAGACGGGTAAAACTTATACTATTCCTTTGTTTCTGTATAACTTAAACTTTGGTTCTACGATTCACCAGGAACACATCTCCGTATTCCATAAAGGACCACATGATGCTCTCCTGAACTGGTGGCAACAAAGTGGTGCTAGTATTGACATTAGGGACCATATGAACTATGATCCTTATCTTGGCAGGATTACCGAGAACTCTGCCGCGAAAGCAGCACAAAATTCGGAAAACCCACCAACTTGACAGACATCTAAAAATCTGTTAAGATAAATAACAATTGGCACATGTGCCAGTTCACTGACCAATGCCTCAACTACTCGCAACGGTTCTGTGTTATAATGTTCAAGCGGGGAAAGTCGAACTCCCCCTTCATCTGCGGGTAATCATTCCGCAAGTAAATTTAAGAGGTATCTAAAATGATCAAATCTGTATTCGCAGCGACTGCTGCTCTGTCCATGTCTGCCGGCGCTGCCTTTGCAGGTCCTTATGTCAATGTGGAAGCTAACTCTGGTTGGACCGGTAGCGACTACAACGGCACTGCTACCGACCTCCATGTTGGTTACGAAGGTGCTCTTGGCGAGAAGACTTCTTACTATGTCCAAGGTGGCGCTACAATCGTCTCCCCTGATGGTGGCGAAAGCGATACCGTTCCTTCTGGTAAGGCAGGTCTTGGCGTTGCTGTAACTGATGCACTGGGTGCTTACGGCGAAGTTTCGTTCGTTGGTTCTGGTGACAAGGACATCGACCGTGGTTACGGTGCTAAGCTGGGTCTGAAGTACTCCTTCTGATAATCCATGCTAAAATTGGGGGGTCTTCTAAGACCCCTCTTTTTTTATGAAAAGATTTCTTTTTTCTCCAGTAACTCACCTTAATCTTTTGATTGTGGGTTTTTTAATTTTAGTTCAGGGACTTCACACTCATGCCCATTACACAATGGAATTTGACACTGATAGTTATGTCAGGGCATTCTGTAAAAAGAACATGAAAACTTGTAAAAATATCGTAAACGGTAATAATTGACACAAAGAACCTCTTGACAGAGGTTCTTTTTTGATATATAATATGTAAAGATTTATAACAGGATGTAACATGACTGTAACAACTAACGATCAAGGGCAGATGAACATGTGGGCAAAAGAGCCCGAAATGGTAATCGAGTCCTATCATTCCAAAGGTCTGGATACTCCTTATGAATATATCGAGCGTTACAATGGTCGCTGGGCAATGATGGGTATCATCTCTGGTTTCCTTTCATACGCTATCACTGGCAAGTTTTTCTTTGGCATCTTCTGATGACAGCAACACTTTTTACTGCAACTTCAGTTGCATTTTTTGTCCTTTTAGGTTATTCAGTACAACAACTTTGTGAGACTTATTGATGGAAACTTCTTTGATTGAACTTCTGACTTATTATGTTATTGGTGGAGCACTTTTAGTTGGTGCTCCTGCAGTATTCTTCATCATCGCATTTATGCCAGCCCTTCAAAATACAAAGGGTCGTATGGTAGGATACAAAGATCATAAAATCTATGGTGACAGTTCTCTCTATGAAAATACCCGTGGTGATAATACCAAATTTTTTCTTGAACTCCCATGAATAAATTTTATCTTTTTTCAAAAGAATCTTGTGGACCTTGTAAGTTGGTGGATAAATACATGTCCTCCATCAAAGATGAACGCACTTCTCTTTTAGAGAAAGTAGACCTTGAAGATTTTAGTGATACCCCAATCCCTCAAGAGAATCTTGACCTTGCATCTAAGTACGGTGTTACGGCTACACCAGTATTAATTATTGCATCGCCCTCTGGATTGAAACTTGAAGAAAAAATTGGAGGTATGCAAATCACCCAAAACATCAGAAAGTTATTTGATCAGTATGCCTAATCCAAACGCACTTTATCAGGACATGCAGAAACTCGATGATATGTATGAAGAGTTGATGTGGCATCCTGATGATAAACTACAATTCACTCATGATGGTAATAAAATCATCATTACAAACAAAACACTAGAGGAAAAAAACAATGTTTAATGACAAAGCAGAAAAATTGAATGGTCGTGCAGCAATGATTGGATTTGTTGCAGCAGTAGCATCTTACTTCAGCACTGGCCAGGTCATTCCAGGAGTATGGTGATGTTGTTATTAGCGACTTGTATGTTAGGTGCATTTATAATTCATTCTGCACTTAGAGATACTGACGTTGATGATGACGACGACATGAGTGGTGGGATGATGATTCCTGCCACTGTCCCCACTCCTTGACAAACACAATCAAATAGACTATAATTCCTGGGAGGTTAGTCGCCTCCTTTTTTACTAAATATCCCCGTGCCGTGAGGAACTTAGATCCTATAGCGGATGTCGAATTCTATTATTTTTAATGCTTAAAAAATTCTTGCCACTCGCAATGGCATTTCCTATCTCTGCTGCTTGTGCTTATCCCACTATCAGTGAGATTAAAAACCCTCCTATCGTTGATGT